GACGAAGCCCTAGCCAAGCGCGTCCAGCTCGCGCCCAACAGCTTTTCCAGCGCCGGCCCGCGCAAGGCGTATGTCTACCATGCGTACAGCGCCTCGCCGGCGATCATCGACGTCAGCGTGGACAGCCCCACTCCTGGCCTGGTCAACGTCTACCTGCTCACCACCGGCGGGCAGCTTCCCTCCACGGCGCTCTGCAACGACGTGCTCGCCGCGCTGAGCGCCGAGGACGTGCGCCCGCTCACCGACGAGGTGCACGTCTATGCGCCCAGTGCGGTGACGTTTTCGGTTGTGCTCGACTACTGGATTTCCGTGTCCGATCAGGCGCGCGTTGCCGAAATCCAGCAGGCGGTGACGTCGGCGGTGGAAGAGTACCGCCAGTGGCAGTGCCTGCACATCGGGCGCGACATCGTGCCCGACAAGCTGGTGCAGCTGGTCATCGCCGCCGGCGCCTTCCGCGTGGATTCGTCCACGCTGTCGCCGGACTACGCGCAGGTGACGGCAACGCAGGTGGCCGTGTGTTCCGGCATCGTTATCACCTACAAGGGGCTGACTAATGAGTAAGCCCTTTGAAACCTTGGCTGACTTCGCGCCGGCGCACATCGTCCGGAATGCGGACGGCGCCGCCTGCATCGCGGGCATCGATCCGTACCTGAGAGCCGTTGCCGAAGCGCACGAAGCGCCCGCGCTGTACAAGCGTCTGGGCGAGCTCACCAGCGCCCAGCTCGACCACATGGCCGTGCAGATGGACGTGGACGTCTGGCGCAATTCCTGGCCCATCGAGAAAAAGCGCTCCATGATCCTGGCGTCCTACGACGTCAAGCGGCACGCCGGCACTGTCGGCGCCGTGCGCGCGGTGCTCAGGGCCCTGGGCGCGACCGTGCAGCTCGTGGAGTGGTGGGAAACGACTCCGAAAGGCACGCCCCACACCTTCCAGCTTACGGCCATCGCCAGCCCGTCGTCCGGCAATTCCACGCTGACGGAGGACGAGCAGCTCGACCTGGTCAAGGCCATCGACAACGCCAAGCCGGTCCGCTCGCACTATCTGTTCACACTGGCTACTGCGCACCAGTCGGGCTTCTTCTTTTCTGCAAACGTGCGGCATGCCGTCTACTGCCGGCTGCACAACCTGTAGGAGCATCTTCCCATGGCAAATCTCATCGTCACCGACGCGGGCATCGCCGCCATCCGCAACGCCCAGGCCACGGGCACCAACGCCGTCACCGTCTCGAGCGTCAAGATCGGCTCCGGCCAGTGGACGCCGGACCATGCGGCAACGGACCTCCAGAACGTCATCAAAACCTACACCGCCATCGCCGGCGGCGCCGTGGGCGACAACGTCATCCACGTGGAGGCGATGGATACCTCCGACGACAGCTTCGCGGCCTACGAGCTGGGCGTCTACTTCTCCGATGGCACGCTGTTCGCGGTGGCCAGCGACACTTCGCCCATTCTCGAAAAGAGTTCCGCATCCCAGGCCATGCTGGCCATCGACATTGTTATTTCTGCTGCCGACAACGTCACCTTCGAGTTCCCTAGCGCGGAGTTTTCCGTCCCGCCGGCTACGACCACGATTCAGGGCGTGGTCGAGCTCGCCACCGATGCTGAGTGCCTGACGGGCACGGATGCCGTGCGCGCGGTGACGCCGCATGGCCTCAAGGCCGTGGCCGACACAAAGGCGCCGGTCTCCCATGCGTCCAGCGCCACAACCTATGGCGTGGCCAGCGGGAGCAACTACGGCCATACCAGGCTCAGCGATTCTACAAGCTCGACGAGCTCCACGGGTGGCGGGTATGCCGCCACGCCCAAGGCCGTCAAGGACGCCAAGGACGCCTGCATCCAGGCCGACACGCTCAAGGTGGCGAAAGCCGGCGACACCGTCACCGGCGCCATCCACTCCACCTACGGCAAGGCCAACACCTCCGGCATCGTGGAGCAGTTCGGCGGCGAAATGGCCGCCAGCGACAAGTGGCGCATCGGCGCGGGCGCAACGGCCTCAGACGCCGGCTTCCTCGAGCTCGCCACTGGCGACAACGGCAACGAGCCCATCTACGTGCGCCAGTATTCCGGCGCCTTCGCCACGGTGGCGCGTCAGGTGGCCCTGCTGGACGGTTCCGGCAAAACCACCTTCCCGGTTTCGGTGACGTGCCCGAGCTTCGTCGGCGCCTTGACCGGCAACGCCTCGACGGCCACTAAGCTGCAGACGGCGCGCTCCATTACGGTCAAGGACAACGCCCAGGCCAACGCGGGCCCTGCCCAGAATTTCGACGGCTCTGCCAACATCGTGCTCCGGCTGCCGGCAACCATCAAGGGCGCCCTGGACGGAAACGCGGCCACGGCCACGAAGGCCGTCGGCGACACCAACGGCGCGCGCATCGACACCACCTATCTCAAGCTGGCCGGCGGCACCGTCACCGGCACCCTGGTGCTGAGCCGCACGACAGATCTGTCCGGCACGGCGGACAACGGCCCTGCGCTTGTGATTGGCGGGACGCGCGCCCAGGCCCACATCGAAATCGACAACAACGAAATCCAGGCCAAGGCCAACGGCAATACTGTCAGCGCGCTTTACCTCCAGCCGGACGGCGGCGTCTGCAACGTCAACGGCAAGCGCGTTGTCAGGGGCTCCGGCGGCGGCACGGCCAGAGGCGTCTACGTAGACGGCGACGGCAATGTCGCGGCCATGTCCGCAACCGTCGGCGGGACGGCAAGGGGCGTCTACCTCAGCGGTGGCACCGTCACAGCAATGAGCGCCACCGTGGGCGGGACGTCCACACCCGTTTTTCTGAATGGCGGCACCATCACAAAGCTGAGCGCCACTGTGGGCAGCACAACCCAGCCTGTGTTTCTGTCTGGAGGCCAGTTGAAGGTCTGCAACAACTATCCCTCGATCAACATGGTGCCGACGGGCAACCCGGCACAGAGAAGCAACGACACGACCTACACTGCCGCCACAAATGGATTTCTCAAGGTGGAGCACAACGACAACCATGGCCAGTATGACGTGCAGGTGACCATCAACGGACACCAGACCAACATGCACTGCGGGCAGTACGGCTCCGGTGGCCAGCATTCCGGCGGATGCTGCTTCTTCCCCGTAAAGAAAGGCTGGACGTACCGCGTCCACCGTGCAAGCTGGGCGGGCTGGCAGGCCTGCTAGCAATGCTGACCATTGTTGCAGGCGTTCCTGCCGTCGGCAAGTCCACGGCGTGTGCGGAACTCGCCCCTTTTGAATTCGACGATTGGGTGCGGGGCCGCTACGCCGTGGAGGACGTTGAAGAGGCGACAAGGCTTTTCCGGGCGGAATATCCGGCGAGCAACCTGGCCTATCTGGACGCCGTGGCAGAGGCCTGCCGGCGCGGGGATGCCGTTCTCGTGGACACCTTCGTCTACCGCGACGACCGGCGGAAGGCGTTGGCCCGCCTGCGAGCGCACGGCGTTTCCCCGATCCGGCTTGTTTATCTTGTGGCCTCGTGGAGGACAGTCGAGGCGCGCAACCGCGCCCGGGCGAAGCCCCTCAGCGAGGGCACCGTCATGAACCTATGGTTCAACCAGGAATTCCCTTCCTCTGCGGAAGGCTTCGACTCTGTGGAGATACTGAGCAATGAATGACGAATACAGCATCGTTTATCTAAAGGCCATGCCTGACGGCACAGTGCAGGCTTTTGGCGACGTTGAGGCGCTCAACGCCCCTCTGGAAGTCGGCGGGGGCGCCGGCATCTATCACCAGACGCTTTCGGCTGAGGAGTGGGAAGCGTGCGGATGCGCCGCCTATGTTGACGGCGGACGCATTGCCCTTGGCCGGCGCCGGCAGGACGTCCTCCAGGAACAGGCGGACGCAGTCCGCTTCGTGCGGAACCAGAAGCTTCGTGCGTGCGACCGTGCTGGTGCGGCTTTGCATTGGGAGAGCATGACCGAGGCCCAGCGCCAGGCGTGGCGCGACTACCGCCAGACCCTGCTCGACATTCCCCAGCAGCCCGGCTTCCCCTGGGACGGCGATCCCGACAGGGCGCCGTGGCCCGTCAAGCCGGAGTAGGAGGCGCCAATGGCAGTCACAGACTGGAGCTCCACGCCCGCCGACAACACCTCCGTGGGCGGCGTCAACATTGCTGAAGGATGCCCCGCCAAGGGGTTGAACAACGCGATCAGGGAAGTCATGGCCGCCGTCAAGGCGCGCGACGGCCAAATCGTCCATACGTCCGGCGCGGAGACCGTTGCCGGCGTGAAAACCTTCTCCGACGGCATCGAGGGCGACCTTGCGGGCGACGTGACGGGTAGCCTCACCGGAAACGTGACAGGCGACGTCACCGGCAATCTGACGGGCAACGTCACTGGCGATATCACAGGAGACGTGACGGGCGACTTGACTGGCAACGCCGACACCGCCACAAAGCTCGCGACGGCCAGGACAATCGCCATCACCGGCGACTGCTCCGGTTCTGTGAGCTTTGACGGCTCCCAGGACGTCAGCATCAGCGTGACGGCATCAGACAACGCCTACCTGCACACGAGCGGAGACGAGACGGCGGCCGGCGTCAAGACGTTTTCGAGCTCTCCGCTGGTGCCGGATCCCACGTCCCTCGACGGCCAGCAGGCGGCGCCGATCCACTTCGTCAAGGACATGCTGCGCGCCGACGTGGAGGCCATCACCATGGGGCGCAACACGGTCGTGCGCGACCAGTGGGGCAACCCGCATGTCATGGTCGTGGTCCCGCGCTTCCGGCTTGAGGACATCGACAGCAACCTTGGCTCCGGCAACCATCCCGCCTTCGTCGTGAACAACGTGGTCAAGCCGGAAATCCTCATCGGCAAGTACGAGGCCAGCAAGTCCAGCGGAAACAAGGTGCAGACGCTCCCCGGCAAGGCGCCGTGGTGCTCGATCAACTTTGACGATGCCCTCGCCAACTGCCGCGCCCTGGGCACGGGCTTTGGCCTCATCACGAATGCCATGTGGGCGGCGCGCGCCCTCTACCTCTGGAAAGAGCTTGGCAGCCACGTCTACCATGGAAACAGCAACTATGGGCGGTACCATGACGCCCACCAGGAAACCGGCGTTCTCAAGACGGTGTCCTATCTGCCCGGAGACACGGGCAACGGCGATGCCGCCTGCCTGACGGGCTCCGGCGGGCCGAAGTGGAACGACGACGAAACCGACTCCGGCATAGCCGACCTTGTCGGCAACGTGTGGGAATGGTGCGCCGGCTTCCGCGTCAATGCCGGCGAAATCCAGATCGTCAAGGACAACGACGCCCTCATGCAGTCCTGCGACATGGGCGCATCGTCGTCTGCCTGGAAGGCGATCAAGAGCGACGGCAGCCTTGTCAGCCCCGGCACGTCCGGTTCGCTCAAGTTCACGGCGCCATCTGCCGGCACAGGGTCAAACACCAACCTGGGAAAGACAACTATCGGTACTGCTGTTGGCTACACTGCGACTGGCAACGGATATATGAGCAACACGTTTAGCGGAATGCAGGCGGCGTCGGGTGTGACAATCCCAGGATTGCTCAAGTCGCTTGCAATTTTCCCAATTAGCACAACCGGCGTTCAAGGAAATTATTGGGTAAGAAATAACGACGAGCGTCTGCCGTTTCGCGGTGGCGCTTGGAATGCTGGCTCCGGTGTCGGGCCGTTCGCTCTCGGTTCCTATCACGTCCGCACGGCTACGATTGCGTATATCGGCTTCCGCGCCGCTTTTCTCCCCTGATTTCCCGATACCTGAAAACTGACCACCTGAAGGGGCGCCCGCAAGGGCGCCCCCGCGCCGGCGCAAGCCGGCGATCGAAACATTTTTCCCAGGAGGGAAAATGAGCTCCCCCTACCGCACCACGCACCGCACCGCCGAAGGCTACATCGAGGACAGGGGCTACCCGCATCCCGTCCTGCCCGGGGATCCGGATTTCGCAGAAGTTGACGCATTTTTTGGCACAATTCTTGCTGTGGGCCAGACTGCAGAGCGCTCCGGCGAGGACGGCTGGGAGATCGCGGAAGGCTTCCCCATGCTCGAGGATGCCAGGGCCCGCCGACTGGACGCCCTGCGTTCGGCGTGGCTCGAGGCGGAGGCGTCCGGCACCGTGGTCCTCGACGGCGTGGCCTACGACGCCAACGACAGGGCCAACCGCGACATCGCAGGCCTCATTACCGCCATGGAGGCGGCCGGCGCCGAATCCGTCACGTTCTGCGCCGCCGACAACTCCTTCCGCGAGCTTTCCCTGGCAGACCTCAGGCGCCTGCAGCTTGCCGTCATCCAGCGCGCCCAGGCCCTCTACGCCAGAAAGTGGGCGCTCCGCACGGCCATCGAGCAGGCGACGACATTTGAAGCACTGGACGCCGTGCAGATCGGCTTCGAGGGAGTCTGATGCCTGCCGGCATGCCCTATGCCAAGGCAGTGCTCATAGCCCTTGACCAGCTCTCCAACGCCCTGCTGGGCGGATGGCCGGATGAAACTTTGTGCTCGAGGGCGTGGCGCTGGCACCTTGCCGGCGTGCGCTCGTGGCCATGCCGGATTCTCGACTGGGGCGCCCGCCTGCTTGGGGAGCCGGAGCACTGCCGGCAGAGCTTCGAGAGCGAGCGCCATGGAAGGCAGCTTCCGCCTGAGCTCAGACGGTGACGAGGGCGTCGTCCTGTGATATGCAACACGGACGATGGAGGAATCTGGTGGACACGTACAAGCTCGCCGTGCAGCAGAAATGGGAGGATCTGGCCGACTATCTCTATTCGTGCGTGCTGAGGGACATGCCGAAATCGGAGCGCTTCACCCTGGGCGCGGACATCCGCACCTGCGTCTGGGCCGTGCATGCCGCCCTGGTCAAGCTGTCCCTGCGCCTTGGGAGCCGGAGCTCCCTGCTTGATTTTGCGGACGCGCAGGCCAAGAGCCTCGCGTCCATGATTTCCCTGGGCATCCGCATCGGCGCCATCCCGTCAAGGCGCCAGGAGCCGGTCGCGATGAAGCTCGAGGAAATCGGAAGGATGATCGGCGGCCTGAAAAAGGCCCGCTGACGGGGGACGGTTCGGATTCGCGTCTGCCGTTTCGCGGTGGCAATTGGAATAATGGCTCCGGTGTCGGGCCGTTCGCTCTCAATTCCAATAACGTCCGCACGAACACGAATGCGAATATCGGCTTCCGCGCCGCTCTCGCCCTGCATTTCGCCAGAAGCCTGGGGGCTACGGCTCCCAGGACGGTGCACGGGGCAAAAGGGAGCCGTCTCCTCCTCCATGCGAACGGGGGAAACAGCAGCATCCCCGCACGGCAAGTAGCGCAAGCGAACGCGGTGCGGGGAATCTCTTTTGGAGGAATGCATGCCGAAGCCGGCAAAGGGGCTCTGGGACCAGTTTGTTGCCTGGGACAACCTTGTCCTGGCGACGAAGGAGGCCGCGCGGAACAAGCGCTTCCGCAGGGAGATACTGGCCTACTCAATGGATCTGGAGTGCAACCTCGTGCGCCTGAGGATGCGCCTGGAGTCCGGCTTGTGGCTCCCCGGCCCATACCGCACGCTCGAGGTCTACGAGCCCAAGCGCAGAATAGTCCACGCGCCGTGCTTTGCCGACCGCATCGTCCATCATGCCCTGGTGCAGGTGATCGGACGGCACTTCGAGCGTCGCTTCATGGACTGCTCCTTTGCCTGCCGGCAGGGAATGGGCACGCATGCTGCCAGCAGGGCAGTGTCGCGGATGCTCCGCTCCGCCTCAGACCTCTGGGGCAGGGCCTATGTCCTCAAGGCCGACATTTCGCAATACTTTGCCAGCATCGACAGGGAAATCCTGCTTGGCATCGTCCGGCGCGTCATCGGCGACCGGAAGGTGCTCGCCGTGCTCCAGCGCCTGGTCATGGAGTGCGGGTGCATACCCGGCACAAAGGGCCTGCCTCTCGGCTGCCTGACCTCTCAGCTTTTTGCCAACGCCTACCTCGACCAGCTCGACCACCACGTCAAGGAATGCCTGGGCGTCCGGCACTATGCCCGCTACATGGACGACTTCGTCATCCTGCGCCCGTCAAAGGCGGAGCTGTGGGAGCTCCTGGCTGAGATCCGGGACTTCCTGGCCGTCAGGCTCAGGCTGAGCCTCAACCCCAAGACGGGCGTCTTTCCGGCGAGCCACGGCGTGGACTTTGCCGGCTACCGCCACTGGCCATGGCTCTGCTTGCCCCGAAAGAGGAACATCCGAAAGGCGGCGAAGCGCTTCGCCGGACTGTCGCACGTCTACGCCCAGGGGCGCGTTGACCTCGACACGGTGCGCTCCGTGGTGGCGTCCTTCGCGGGGTACATGGCCCACTGCAAGGGCTGGAAGAGCGCGGAAAGCGCGCTCCGGAGGCTGGTGCTTGTCCGTCCTCCCGAGACGGAGGAGAAAGACTAGCCCTTCTCGTCCTCGCCTATGGTAATAGCGAGGTGCTGGCAAAAATGAACATGAGTCCCTCTTGCCCGGGTCGCCTGAAGACGCTATCGTTAAAGTGTCCCGACCCACTTGGGGTTGGGGTATTAAAGGAGTCTCAAGATGATAAAGCTTACCATAAAAAAGTTCGCTCGGGGCGTCGGCAGAGCGCTGAAGAGCTATCTTCAATACTACCCAGACTTCACCCCACGCAAGCGAGTTGCCTATCACAACTACGAGCGCACAGCGAAGGCTGTCGAGCGTATGTATGCTGATGAAAACCTCATGATGTGGAGCTATTTCAACGGCGTCGGCAATTTCATGCGTAAAGCCACAAGGAAGGGGATTGCTAATTGAGCTCCAAGGGGAAAAAGAAGAAGCACGCTTCGAAAGCGCAACTTTCTTCCAGACAGGTGACTGTTCGTGGTCTAAGTTACCAGCGACGCGAATTTCAGGGGCCTATCCCAGAGCCGGACACCCTTGCGAAATTTAATGACATCATCCCCAACGGTGCAGATCGTATTATGGCTATGGCCGAGTGTCTTCAGCAGTCTAAAATCGACAACGTAAATCATGTTCTGGAAACAAAGAGACTACAGGTTGATCAAGAGCATGGAGAGACGATGCACAGGCAAACCTGGGCTGGGATAATTGCCCTGGCAGCAATTGTCATTGGAGGATGCGCTTTAATCCTTAGCGAGGGTGCGGGCCAGTGGATTGGTGGTTTTCTCTCAGCCGCAGGTGTTGGCCCAGCTTTGTACAATCTTACAGTAAGATATAAGTAGTAGTTGACTATATAAAAAATAATATCAAGGGCTGAACCTTCGGTTCCGGCCCTTTTTGCTTGCCTCACCCCCAAAAAGCCCACCCGCCGGCAGGCCTCCGGCCTTCTTTATTACCCTTGACATCAGAGCTGAGCTTTCAATATGAAAGGGGCAGGGAGTGCTACCTCCCTGCCCACACAGGGCGCTCCATCCGCGAATCAAGTGATCGCAGTTTTCGCACCCCGGCTAGCCCGCTACCAGCCGGGGTGCCTTGCGTTAGATGCCCATCAGATGGGCCGCCACAGCCGCAAGGACGCTAGCCAGAAAACCGGCCAGCACGTCCAGCCAGAAGCGTTTCAGCTTCATAAGCTACCCACCTCCTTTCGGAGGGAGCGCCTGGGAGAAGTCTACATCGCGGCGCATCGGGAGGCAAAGGCCTTTTGGATCAAAAAAAGTCCCCCGCCGGCAGGCAGGGGACGTGAAGCTCTCGCGGACGGGCTGCACCAAGGGGTTTGGTGCAGGTTTAGGTTAAGGGTTTGATTTTTTTAGTGTCTGAGCCTTTGAAGATCTTGAGCGCGCTAGGGACGCAATATCCTGTTTCTACTATGTTTTTCGCCTAGAATCTGCACCATCTGCACCAAGCGTGGTGCAGGCCGGCAGCGCCCTTGCCGCCGCCTTCTGTGCAGACGGCAAGGCGTGGGCGTAATAGCGGCTGGTCGTGGTCATGTCCCGGTGCCCGAGCTGGGCCGCAACTGCGGCAAGATCGGCACCCTGGGCAAGCATCTCCGTGGCAGAGATGTGCCGGATGGCATACATGGGAATGTTGACGCCAGCTTTTCGGCAGGCTCTGCGCCATGCGGAGTCGTATGTGCTCCGTCCGATTGCCTGCCCGTTCCGGCCAGGGCAGACGAGCCCTTCCGGATCCCGTCCGCAGGCTTCGAAGCGCGTCCTGGCCTCAGCCAGGTAGGCCTCCGGAGCGTAGACCGTCTTGCTGGTCCCGACTTTGCCCATGTAGACCGTGGCCGTCCCTGCCGTCCAGTCAAAAACTTTCCAGCGCAGACTGAAAAGTTCGGTCATGCCTGGGCGGAGGCAGAGCGCCAGCGCCGTCCTGCTTGCCCACTGCATCCAGCCGGAGAGATGCGCATAGACTTGCTGGAAGTCCTCAAGGGTGCCTTGGCGCGACTTGTGCCGGGCTCGGGGCGCCCTATGCTTTGCCCATGGGTTTTCCGGTATCAGTTCCTCGTCCGCGCACCACGTCAGCGCGGCTTTCAGCTTCCACTCGGCGATGAGGACTGTCGCTTCGGAAACGCCCCGTGAACGGTAGGCATCGCGGAACGCCAGCAGATCGCGCTTGTCGAGGGTGTCGGCAAAACGGTCTGCCAGAAATTCAGCCGGCCCGACGGTGTGCGTTCCGTCCTTTCGGTCGTATCCGCAAACCAGGCTTTCATACTGGCGCGACGAGGAATCGCAATGCGGCACCTCCTTCACGAAGGCCAGCACGCACTCGAGCAGCGTGGGGCGCGTGTTTTCCGGTTCATCGTACTTTGCCTCGAGCTCGAAAGCCCTGGCCTCCGCCTCCTTGTCTTTTGGAAAAGTTTTCTGAGTCCATTTCTGGCCGGTAGGGGTGTCAACCTTGTATTTGACGCACCAGCGGCCGTCACTGCGCCTGGATATGCTCATTGTGACGCCTCCTGGCGTCCGCGAAGAGCTGCTTCGCCTCAGCACGGCTCAGCATCTCTCTTTTCGGCTTTCTAGGCCCAGAGTTTAGGCCCAGGAGCTCGTCCATCTGGCGCTCGAGCTTGGCTATCTCGAGGCGCAGCTTGCGGATCTGGCCTTCCTTCTCAGCGTCCATCGGCATGCTCCTTTGCCCACCGGTACAGCTCCTCCTCGGCAGATTCGACCCAGTTGTCCGCGCCGTCCAGGTCGTTGTCCGCCATCTCGGCATACTGCTCCGCCCTGTAGAGCCCCTGCATTGCGCGCCCGAGGTCGAACAGCACGTCATGCAAAGCCCTGGAGCGGATGCGTGCCTTGCGGAGCAGATCCTCGATTTTCGCCCTGCGCTCAGCGTCCATGGCGCTCTCTCCCGAAGTAGACCTCCGGCCAGGCCACCTCCGCCGGCTGCACCAGGTTCCACCAGCAGGGCGGGCTGAAACGGTCCAGGCCGCAGCAGAAATGCTGGCCCTCCGGCGAGGCGTGATCGTACACCCTCAGCACCCAGTCCTGAGAAAGGCTGTCCCTGACGGCCACGAGCTGGCCATTTTGAAATGTCTGCGTGCTCATATGTAGTACCCTCCTGCGTGCATGACCTTTTCGGTGAGCGCCCAGCCCTCGTCGGCGATGCTGGGGAAGCGCCCGCACTCCCTGTCCACGAAGGCCCAGAGGGCGTCGCGGGCCTCCCTCCAGAGGCCCGTGGCCTTGGCTACCCAGACGGGGCAGAGCCTGGCGGCATCGTCCACCAGAGGCCACGAGGCCACGGTAATGATGCGGATCATGCGCGGCGTGATGGCGTCCGCCGGTCCGTCGCCTCCGCCCGGGCAGGCCTCCACGATCGTCTGTATGCTGTGGAGCAGGGAGCGCTGGACGCCGGCCGACATGGGCGCCACGTGCTTTCCGCACGTGCAGGTAATGTCCCACCCGATCCTTTCAAAGCGGACGCCCTGCTCCGCATCGAACAGCGGCGCGCCCCTGCGCTTCCACATCCTCCCCACGGCCATGAGGCACCCGGCGGCCATGCAGCAGACAAACTGCTGCACGCTCCGGTTGTCCGGCCAGCGGATGTATTTGAGCCCGAGAATGGGCGTGAGGGAGTCGGTCCTGCTCATGGACTAGTCCCTCTCGATTGCATCGAGCTTGCTGTTGACTATGACCAGCCTGGCCCGGACAGCGTCGATTTCGGCGTTGACGTCAATGTCCGGCGCCGACTTCGTGCGGATGGCCATGCCGGCGATTGCCTGCGACACCTCGCAGAGCAGGCGGCTGGCGTAGCGGATCGACTTGCGTGCCCTGACAAACTTGTCCAGGGCCCTGTTGATTTTGAGCTGCTGTCTTTGTTCTTCGGTCAGCATTGCGACCTCCTTGCCGGGGCGGAGCGCCGGCGCGCCCCGCCCTCAGCAGTTGACTATGCGGGCTCCACGGTCGCGGTGAAGCGACCAAACTGGCCCGGCGTGCGGGAGCTTGGGCGCCAGTCGCACAGGCCGCACTGGGCGCCGGCCGCGTCGAGGATGCGCTGGAGCACCTCCTCCGTGATGCCGGACACGCTCTTGTCTATGACGGCCACCTTGGCAACCACCGTCCACTCGCGAAACATAGGCCTGACACGGACATGCTTGGCCTGGCCGATCTTGGCGCGCTTGACCAGCAGCTCGAAGCCCAGCGACTCGACAACCTCGAGGTGGTGCTGGAAGTCGAGGTCGAGGCTGAGCTCGTTGATCGGGCCCATGGGGATCTGCTTGCCGTTGACGAGCAGAGTGCTGGATATGTCCTCAATGAGCAGGCCGCTTTGGGTGTGGCGCTTGTAGGTTTCATTCTTGAACCCGGTGGGCACCTTGGCGCCGCCCTCGCGGAGCATGGTCATGAGATTGTCGCTGTCCATGGCCAGATGCTGGCCGTCGGAGTAGAGGCTGCCGATCCACGTCCACGCGGGGGATCTGTCGTCGCCGGCAACGCTGAGCTCCTTGTTGACCGGATCCTTCTGCCACTTCCTCACGAGCTCAGCCCAGTTGATATTGTCCCTGTGCATCAGGAGTGGCGATGCACCGGCAAGAGTGATCTTGTAGGTTTCCATTGTGAGACTCCTTGAGCATTGTTGAGTATTGCCTAGTTTAGTTTTCCTTGCCTTGTTCCTTGCCGTGCAGAGCCGTGCCCTGCCGTTCCGCGCCGGGCCTTGGCCCGCCTGACCCAGCCTTGCCAAGCCTGGCTATGCCACGCCCAGTTCCATGCCGGGACGTGCCTCGCCTGGCGTTGTCTTGCCCCGCCAAGCCAAGATCCCTGCCTCGACCCGCCGAGCTCTGCCTGGCTCTGCCGAGCCGCGCCGCGTCCTGCCCGGATCCCTGCCGTGCCGCGCCAATCCCGGTCCTGCCGCGCCCAGCATAGCCCTGCCATGCCAAGCCGAAGCCCTTGCCGCGCAACGCCCTGCCGTGCCTAGCCGAGCCTGGCCAGAGGCTTGCCATGCCCAGGCTTGGCCCCTGCCTTGCTCCGCCACGCCGGGCAATGCCGTGCCCCGCCAATCCAGGAAGCGCCGCGCCAAGCAAAGGCTCCGCGCCTTGCCGCGCCCCGCCGGGCCGAGCCTCGCCATGCAGAGCCGAGCTACCGCCTTGGCGTGCCATGCACTGCCTAGCCTTGGCCCTCGCCGGGCCCTGCCGCGCCATGCTCCGCCTCGCTCCGCCAGGCCGGTGCCTTGCCAGGCTCCCTGCCGCGCCGTGCCAGGACAGGCCAGGGTTTGCCGCGCCCGGCCTTGCCTTGGCATGCCGTGCCGTGCCCGGCGCCGCCCT